GTCTGAAACACAGGCACGCCAAGAGCTGCGATTGCTCCGCCACCCCCTCCTCCTCCTCCACCCGCACCAGCAGATTCAACCCACCATCCACTAAGATCATTTAATGGCTGCAAAACTATGCATGCAAAATTTGTGTTCAGCAACTTCGTCGTGGCTTCGTCTATTAGCTGCGGGTCGGCAGGTTCAATAGTTATAGGAAATGCAGCCGCTTGCCCTAAATCCTTGATAGTAAGTGTTCTAGCAAACCCAGTAGCTGGCTGATAGGCCGGCTCATTAACCCACAACTTAACGTCTGGAAGAGCTATTGTTACAGGCCCTGGAGCATCGACAAATAAAACCGAATCGCCTGGATTTACAGTATACTCGCCAGCCGTAGTTATAGTTCGCTGTGGCTGAACAAAGGCCTCAACCCAGCCTAGGCTAGGACCAAGATTGACTCTGACACGTTGATATCCTGTGCCACCCATATCCGTGTCCCCTGGGGCTAGTGTGACTGTTCTTCCTTCTCTACCGCCCAAATAAGCATCTGGACCCGTTAAAGTAAACGTGCCTGCAAGGGCAACTAGAACTGACTGATAAAGGCTGACACTTCCACCAGTTAGAGTAAATATCCCACCAACAGCTGGCATTACAACGTTACTGGTAGTCGAGAATGTAATGTCCCTGCCAGTAAGAATAAAACTACCACCAATAGTAACTGCTCTAAGACTTAGTATGGCGGCCCTACCAGTTTCAGTAAACGAACCGGCAGCGGCAACAAGAGTTACATCAGTACCAGCTAATCCTATTTCGACACTTGCGACCCCCATATCACCAGTACCCGAAAAGCCTGGTGATGTTAGAGTTGCTGAATTGTAGGATGGAGCACCGCCAGCCTTGAAGTAAGCACCTGTCGGATTATTAGAGGACGTATGCCTCATATTCCCGTTGGTTGCACCAAAATCTAAAACCACAACAAGGGTCTGAGTCCCAGTTGTGGTTAGGGTGGCCCAGTCGCTGGTTATTGTCTGGTTCGGGCTAAGGAAGAATCCATGACCACCAGAAAACAACAACTCAACAGGCGTCGCTGTAGTGTCGCCATTTGTGCCATTGGATATTCCAACCGAACAGTTAGTGGCCGCTGAAGTTAAGCTAGAATTAGCTTGAAATGTTGCTCGGACTCTAGCACCTGCGTATGCAACAGGGTATACAAGTGATATTAATGTTCTGAAGGTATAGGTCTCACCGCCAGTTCCGTCTAGGTCAAGGAAAACAGGTATAGTTCCAGTTCTAGTAAATGTAACGCTATTGCCGGTTAGCGCAAATGCACCGGCTGAGGCAGTCATACTTGTTCCAGCCACAAACCCCCAATAGGTTCGTTTGTTGGAACTCATATTACTACTTTGGGTGGTACTGAAGGCGGATGGCCAAACGCCAACTTCCTTCATAAGCCCGGTCATCAAAGCGCTAAGACTAGGAGCCTCCCCAATTGCAGTAGTCTCAGCTGACCACCCGCCAGTGCCAGGGCTTACTGTGTGCTGTACACCGTCAACGTTAATATCAGACGAGGCACCACTACAAACAAATTGCAGGGCATGGAATGTGCTATCGGAAACTGTGGCAGTTACTACTGCACTACCACAATACAAAAAAGCAGCATTAGTAGTATTCGCATACCCAGACTGGAAGTTGTTGCTGCTGCTACAAAATATCTCAGTATATGAACTGGTAGCTCCATCTCGCTGGGACATGGCGCTGATGGTAAGAGGCTGCGCCTGTGTAGACGATGCCGCAATATAGCCAAAGGCAACACCTGCACTATTCGTTCGCCATTCAGGCAGACTATGAGCACCGCTTAAGGTAAAGGGCCATTGCTCTCCCCCATTAGTCGTGCCTACATGAGACGTGCCTACTTGATCATATAATGTTCTGACAAAAAGATTAGCGGCACCTTGGAATGTAGTTATTGAGGCAGCATCCAAGCTACCATCAATTAGCGTAATAAAATCTTGCTCGGTATTGTCGCTATCACGGCGCAAACGTACGGCATTGGCGCCTATTGAAGCTGCGCTATAAGCCCGCAGACCCCAAAAATGAGTGGCGCCTGAAACTACATCCCCTGGCCCGGTGTAGGCCATCAATCAACCCTATTGCAGATTAAGGATGCCGTTAGTGCCGTCATACTGAACTGTAAAGGTATTGCCACTGGCAACTGATACCGTAGAGCCAGAATCCCACCACCCAACCAATTTGCTATTGACTGAGTTGTAGATTACAACATAACGGAAGTTAGCGATAGAGCCGCCAGAAGCTGTAAACACTGTATTGCTACTAGCGATCAGTTTATACAGCCCAGAGGTTTGACTCGATGAAGATATACCGACAGCGGAACCACCAGCGGTATAGCCATTACCAGCAGAGATCTCAGTTATATCAGCGGTAGTGGCATTTGCCGCTGCTGGTGCTGTATTAGTTAGCATAACCTTAAGTGCATCGGACCCAAGGTTATGTTGCTTGTTCGCTACATCAGCGACAAAGATGTTGAACTTGTTGAAGGTAGCCATTACATCCTCCTTCCAGACGCTTTCTTCTTCTCCAGCAACTCGACTTGAAGAACTGCATTCAGATCCATAAGCTGCTTGACTTGCTCTTGGAGTTCCTCGAACTTCTTTGGATCAACGCCCTTAATCGAGACATTAGGGAAAGGTTTGTCAGCCTGAACCATCTTAGTGGCCATTAGCTGAGCTATTTCCCTTTCGAAGTCAGAGAGCCTGCTCTCAGAGTACGTCATGTTTAAGGAGTCGATCGGATGCTTCCAGTCGGCTCTATGTTCGTTAGAGATCTTTGTGGCCTCATCATCAAGCGGCTCCATGTCAGGAGTCGGAGGCCCAGTAAAGACAACATCTCGCCTATGAGCAGGGTCAAACCTGTTAGACACAACTATGCCATCAGGATCGTTCCAGTCTTGCACCCAAGTTGGGTTTAGGTACAAGGGAACTTCATAGACCTTTCGGGCGGCCCTACCAGTCTCACGGTCGCTCTCTTTGTATTCCCACTCTATCCCAGGCACGCTAAGATAGTGGGCATCCTTTAGCATCCATCTAGCCATATCATCACCCGTCTATACTGTTGACGCCAGAGATCGTAGCTGGAGTCACAGAGCCAGCAAAGACACTGCCATTCTTGACAGTTGTAGCTGCTCCATCAAGTGGAATTAGCGCAGGCGACATAGACGTTGATAAACCACAGTTAGCCCATATTATATCTCCAGCCACAGCATTACCTTGAGTATCAGCATAGGTCGTGCCTGCTTTATAGCGAGCATGGCCTATAACAAAAGCAGCAGAGGATCTGAACCTAGCCATTCGATTTTCTCCTAGAATTGGCCGTAGCTAACTACGGCGTTGATTGGACCTGTGCCAGTTATGGTGTGGCAGAGTTGGGCACCTTGCGCAGATGAGAACCAGACAACGGTATTTCTACTACTCAAGACCCCATTTATGCCGAGCGCAAACACAGGAGTGACGTTGACTGTATTGGCGTTGCAGTTAGTGCCTGTGCCTACAGTTAGTTGGTAAGTTCCAGCAGCTGCACCTGCGTTTATGTCGTATCCACAAATGTGGATAGCTTGACCAGTTACAGCAGCTACAACCTGCGTTATAGAAGTAGCGCCTGCACCGACAACGAAGGACTTATTACAGTAGACCGCTGGTGGTCCTGCAGTTTGGGCTTTGGCTGGCTCACCACAGCCATAGAGCAGAAGTAAGCCAGCGATAGCTATGAGCCTTAGCATCACCGTACCCTAAACCATTTGAGTGTAGTGAAGCTGAACTGCCATTGAGCTGTAGTTCCAGCGCTTATGGTTTGGGCAGCGTAAGCTACTGGTAAGGTCTGATTTTGTGGTGAAGCTGCGGCTGTGACAGTGACCATGGTCGTTAGAGTTGTATCTGTGCCTACTGTGACGACCTCTCCATCGAATGCTGGGTTAGGGAGAGTTATGGCCCAAGTAGTTGGGGCTGTACCTGTCCACATTAGCGTCCCAGCAGTTTGAGTAGCAGCTGTAGTAGCAGCGCCTGAGCCAGAGACAAGATTAATTGCTGATCCATTCCTAACAAGGTTTATGCAAAGGAACGAGCTTTGACCACTCGGACCTTGACCAGCACTCCAGCACTCATTGCCGGAAACATTGTTCTGAGCTACTGGCTGGGCCCAGAGGACGGTGGAGAGGGCGACGAGCGCCGCCCCAACCAACCAACTTCTGTATTTGCGCATTAGTTGTTAACCACGACGCCTGGAGGATAGCCACCGTGAATTGAGTTGATCGCTGCATTGTAAACAAGATCATGACGATCAAGGACAATCCAACTCTTCAGAACGCCGCCAGTGGCTGTACCAACGATGGTGTAGGCCAACTGAAGAAATCGAGGGATTGGCTGGTTAACTGGCGGACGTGGAACATCCATATCCAATAGGCGGGCACCTTGGATAAGATTGGCCAGAGCCACGACAGGCGACGAGTACCACGTAACAAAGCCAAGTGGAGCACCTGCGCCGTTATCAGGCGAACCCTGCAAGCTCACTTGAAGTGAGGTAAGGCCAGTGAAGGCTGTTGTCACAAGAACAAGCAGCTTCATAGCCGGATCATCACCAATGCCAAGATCTCTTGCCCCTTGACCTGAAGCAAGGACAGGGATACCTACAAGGTGAAGATCTAAGATGTTGGTGCTGTTAGCGGTAACTGTTGGGCTATCGCCAGCAACAGCAGAGAACTGAAGTAGTCCATCAAGAATCATGAGTTGTCTCCTTATACCACTCGGGCTTCATTGTTGAGGATTGCATCGCAAGTCCGGATCGGGATTCCCCTGAAGGTAGTGATAGGCTTGCCATCGAACTCTTCTATGCGCAGCAAGACGTTTGTCTTGTTCATAGCTTGCAGATCGAGATACGTCCTTAGCACACGGTTGGCGTACATAACGGTACGACCCATGTTTGCTCTGATCTCAGGTGTATCAGAGGTTTGGACAACCGTAGCACCTGCTGGCGCCGTAGGGAGACGGTACAGACCTCGCACAAGCAAGTTGATGAGGTTGGCTGCATTGACGCCGGTAAGCTGTGTGACATCGATGTTTGCCAGACGGACAACGTAGCGCCAGTCTCTTCCAACAAGGCCTATCTCCCATTTGAAGTGATCTCGATAGGCTTGGTAGGTGTTGCCTGCACCATCTTGAACTGGCCACTCTCCCATGTCTCTGTGTTGGAGACCAGTTATCTTGCCTTTAGGAAATGTAGCATGAGTTGTATCTGGGCCCCAGACTACGATCCAGATACTAGAGTTAGTAGAGGCTGTTCCACCACTATCCAGAACATTTGCTGCTGTCTGGGAGTTGGCCGAGTTGACAGTAGAGTATCTAGGCGAGAACCCAGTAAACCTTTCGGGGTTTATGAACTGGTTGCCATAGACCAGCGTAGCGGCGACTTGCTGCGACATTCCTTCGAGGAACGCCTTGACCTCGCTTAGGCGGAAGTCAGCCGTGTTGCCGTTAAGGTCAGCCACGTCCTTGTCGATAACTGCGTAAGTTTCGAGATTGCCGCAGGTATCGACGATTTGCGCTGTAGTTGACTTGGCATTGGGGACGCCTGTATTTAGCTGCCGCCATGTAGCTTGTGGCAAGCCTGTTCTGACGGTTGTTTTATGCCCAGTCGGAAGGTTGCCCTCAACAACAAGCATGTCATCGAGGATCTCG